CCAACAGCTCCTCATATTGATCGCTGCTCAAAGTCAACGGAGTGCCGGCAGCTTGCTCATCGCGATCACGGTCGACCAGCCATTGGCTGGCGGCCAGTTCCTGGTTCCGCCAGGCTCGGGCTACTGTGGCTGGTTCAGGTTCTGCCTCCGGATCGTCTTCCAGCATGGCGAGCAATGGCACACCACCACTCGCCAACCATTGCTGGTATTCATCCCAGAAACGGTGATGCCGAGGCACGGTTGCTCCGTCAGGCAGACGAATGACAGTGGCCGGGTCTTTAGTGAGTTGATAGTGCATAGGGAAAACCTCCTTAAAGTTCGGCATCGGCAGTGGCGTGAATGTAATAAGTCTGAGTAACCAGCCCGATATCGGAGTTATCTACCCAGATGCCGCGAGTCGACACCCCAAGAGGTCGAGCATTAGCCGATGAAACTTCATCGCTCCCCGAACGCCATTGCCCAGCGACCCCCTTCGAAGTAGTGGCAAACAAACTGAGACTTGGAATAGTTCTCTTCTCAACCTTGAAGGTCCACTGAGCCATGGGCTGTGAAGCAAACCCCGTCTGGCCCTGTCTCACGGTGGACAACAGTGCACCGTAGGGACCTGTCATGCTTCCAGGCGGCAGATCCTGGCTATAGGTTTTTTCGTAATAACGCTGGCACAACATCAACTCATCGCCAGGACTACGGAGTTCGAACGGCGTCGACACCCGCCCCTCTTCCAACTGGATCTGTGCCAGGTCTATCACCTGCAAAACATTCAAAGGCAGGTCGAAGGAGAGCCGCAGAAAGTCATTGCCGCTACTTCCCAACGTTTTGCCTGCCAGGGACGGTATTTGAATCGTCGCGCTGTATCGGGTCCAGGAAGTTTTGAGTTGAAAGCTGCCAACCGGCGTCACTGTATCCACACTACCGCCCGCTCCGAAATACTGCGCGACAGTCACATTGATCTGACGCGCCGTGTCGGCTTTGGCCCAGAACGTCAGCGTCGCGGTTTTCCCCGCCAAGGTCCTGACCGACTCGATAGCCTGGGAAATTTTATGCACGCTGGCACCAACGCCCGCGGTGATTTGCTGCCAACGCATAAAATAACGGGGTTCATTGGGCACCTCGCCCTGCCCCAGCGCAAAGCTCTGCCGGGAAATATTCACCCCGGCGTTTCCGTTCCAGTCGCAACGAAAACGATCAGCGATATAGGCACCGGTGTAAGGTCCCAAGTTGACCGTGCCGCGCTGCCAGATATCGAAATTGCCGTTAATCATCAGATTCTTGCGATAAACCTGCACCGGAAAATTCTGTTGCGGGTCGAGTTTGGCCAACTCTTTAATGGCCAGGCTCAGTTGATCCGTTTGATTCTCGGAAGGCATCAGCCCCGCGGCGGTGATGGCGTTGAGAATTTCCTGGGTGACGCTATTACCCCAGCTGGCTGGAATCAGGGAGCCGGGAGTTCCTGCTATCGGATTTTCATCGGCAAATCTACCGTTGACCAGTCCTGCACTGGGGACGCTTTTTGGATAGTCCATTTGACCTACTCAAGTTGAAGGGCATAAACACAGGCAATGCAGTTACTCGGTCGAGCCTGGAACCTGAGGCCAGTGGATCTCTGCTGGAAAGGTTACTTGCCGTTCAAGGCGATTCAACTCAACGCTGTAGAGCTTCCACTCCATCAATGCCAATTGCTCATCGTGAGTGGCGTCGCCGATATCTTCGGCGTATTGAAGCGGGGCTATACGCAGGACGGCGTCACGAAGTAGCGCGTCTCGTTTGGTCAGCACCTGATTCCTGGTATCCGCTAACCGCGCTTGGTCGTCGAACTCCCAGGCATTATCACGCCAGACATAAAACTCCCCCGGCCATGGAGCAGTAGTAAAGGTCTCGGGCAATTCCCCAAGTTCACCCCACATCTGCTGCGCCCCACCCTCTTTGCGATACACCAGACCGCGTCGGTCGATCACTTCGCGCGGAACGTTGTTGACCAGCGCCCATGTACGGCCGCTTTCTGGTGGAGGTAATTCAAATGAGAGTTCAACAGCATTACTGGGCAGTTGAATGCCGATCCCCGGCGTCACGAAGAACTCCACCGGCCCCGACAAGGCGCCCGAGTTATCAATCAGATAATTAAACATGGACACCTCAGATAAGTTTGATACGGCCGGGAAAGGCGATGTTGCGTGGGCGAGTCTCTGATCCGCCGGAAAATCCGGTAGCACCGGCTTGCCAAAGTGAGTAGTTGTTGGAGCCGCCGCCCATCATCTGTGTGCCGAAGGAACCGGCACCCGGCGTTGAGTGGTTGTGAGACTCGATTTGGCCGGCCTGCCAGCTACCCGCCGCACGGCTTGCATCTACCGCACGCAACTCATCAAGAACTCGCACAAACTCACCACGGGCCTCTGGGCTACGGAAGGTCGTGGCGCCGTCGCCCGAGGTCCACATACCCTCTTTACCCGCGCGCAACGCTTCGGTGGTGAGCATCCCCGACGCCTGCGCGTGATCCCAAACCCACGGCCACTCGGTACGATTGAACAGATATCCATTGAGCACACCATATCCACCCGGCATCACCGTCGAAGAGGTCTCAAAAACTACCCGTCCCAGCGTCGTACCGTCATACCGCCCAACAGGCCACCAATTACCCGAGGCATCACTGCGCAGATGCCACCAATCGCCCGCCCCCATCAACACCAAAAACGGATAGCCACCCGCTCTCAGATGGGTGTGAAACTTGATGGAATCTGTGTCCGAACAGCGAACGACCAAACGATTACCAGTGTTATCCACCCGTCGCACGATCACATCACGAATCCCCAAACCGGTGTTGGCCACTGGCAGGGTAACGGTGGTGGCCCCAGGGTTTGCATCAATCAGCACCAGACCGAGCTCTTCCGGCGCCAGCAGCTTCGATGCCGCTAGCCGGGTCACCACCGGACGCATCGGACTGCTCACACCGATAATCGCCTGAATCGCCTTCAACAACTGCCCCGTGTCCGCCTCCAACGGCGCCATCCCGGCGCCAGCCACCACACTCAAAATCTCCTGCGTAACGGCATTGCCCCACACCGCCGGAATCAACGATCCAGGCGTACCAGCCACGGGGTTTTCATCGACAAACCGTCCGTTGACCAGTCCGACACTGGGGACGCTTTTTGGATAATCCATTGTTTATGCTCCCTGTAATAAAGCCCTGCATGGCTATTGGCACAACAGCGCAGCAGGCTGTGTTTGAATAAAAACAAAAACGCCCACGGATAAGTGGGCGTTGGGTACAGCGGATATTTCGAATGAACTAGCCAGCCAGGTCGCTCACCACATTACGGATAGCGGCAATCGCCTCATCACTGACTTGATTGGCGAGATCGGTTTTGCCTTTGGCGATATGAACTTTGATTTGTTCTTTAGCTTTCAACCGAAGGGTTCGAAGTGTCAGCAGGCTTTCATTGAATTGAGCGGCTTTAGCGAGAATCTGGTCCGCAGCCTGCCGGGCAGTCCGACCTTTAACAACCCAGGCGGACACGGCCAGTGGTACAGACTTTTTGGGGTAGCCCTCCTCCTTGAAAACCTGTGCCTGAGCAGCAGCATTTGCATACTCCATCAAGCGAAGCGGATCGCCGACAATGACCTGGCGAGCATTGTCAGCCGCCTCGTCCACCCGTGCACAAAGCTGATCAATCTCCATATATTCCAGCCTCAACGCATCGGCGGGATCCGGTACCCACTGACTTCCATCCCAGCAATGCCCTGGAGAGGGTTGAGGTACTACTACGTTCGTCAGCTCGCCCTTATAAACCAGATGCGGCAACTCTTTCCTGACCCATTGCTCAGCGGTAATTTTCAACACGCCCGCATCCGTCGCGGGCGCAGCAAAGGCGAACAATTCGGTGTCTTGCCATTCAATTACCACGCCTGAGCGACGGCAATAAAGAACTTGTTTTGTCATGTTTTCACCATTCAACAATCATGAGGCCGGGCGCTCCCTGAGCACCGGACTGGGCGCTGCCTAATCCCGGAATGTAGTAACCACCCGCACCACCGCCACCGGCGCCAAAGCCATAGGCCGGTTTGCCGGGATACCCTGAAGTCGTGCCGGAACGAGCGGAGCTTCCGCCGGTGCCGAAAGGCCCGCTTGCCCCAAATCCCCCATAACCAGCTGCTACGCTGGATACGCTATCTGTCGCGTCCGCTCCAGCAGGAAAGCCTTGCCCCCCAGCGGGGCCTGGAACAAACCCGGCGGCGTTGACACCTGGAAGGCCTGGACTACCGCCGGATAACACAAGCAGAGCACCTGATGCTCCCACGAGCGTATTGCCACCAGCCGTTGCAGCCACACCAGCGCTTCCTCCAGCTCCCGCAGCGCCGATAACAATCGGAATCACCTGTCCAGGTGTCACCGCTACCAATAGTTTGATGACCGGTTGACCGGCACCGCCGCCACCTCCTCCTGAAGCAATTGCGCTGGTGCCACCAGGACAAGCACCTCCACCGGCACCGCCGGCACAACCGCTGAGCCAAATCTTCGTCACGCCCGCCGGGACAGTGAAACTGCCATTTGCAGTGAATCGCTGGATGCCGAGACCCGCAGACGAACGACTGATACTACGAATCGCCCCCAAAAGCTGGGTCAGATTGAACTCACTGGGTGTCAGGCCGGCAGCGGTGATTACCTCAAGGACTTCACTCGTGACACCATTACCCCAGCTCGCCGGAATCAACGACCCCGGCGTCCCAGTCAACGGATTTTCATCGACAAACTTCCCATTTACCAACCCGGCGCTGGGCACACTGTTCGGATAATCCATTCCTCTACCCCCTAGTCATAATTGATGTGCACCTTGGTATGCGCCGGTGCGCTGCGATGGATCAGGCATTCCAGGGCCGAGCCCGGGTTCGTGCCAAACCGCTCACCCCAGTAACTCGCGCCGAAACGTCGGCCCAGCAGAAGTCGGCCACCGGTGTTGAGCGTCCACATGAAATGCGCCTGCCATGTTCCGAAGTGCGCCTGGCCAAACCGGGCCCGTCCCATTCGCGGGACTTCAAGCTCGGTGATGGTGGCGTTCGGATAACCTTGGCTCTTGGCGATCTCGACGTAGTAGCTGATGGCCTGGCTGCCAACAGCGAGCAGTCGCCGGCGTACGGCGAGTCGGCGGTCGTCGAACAGTGGCGTCGCGCCCAGGCACGGGTCGGGCAGGTTCATCACCCGCTCCCAGTCCGGCACCAGTTCACTGACGCCAGCCGGGTCCATTTCGTTGAGCAAGTCAGCGGCGCGAGCGTCGAGGCGGGCCAGTTCCTGGGCGACGCCTTCAAGGACTTTTTCGAGTTCCGGGACCTGCTCCGGGTCCCACGCCGGACCGCTGGGTAGCAGGCTGCGCAGTTGGGCCTGGTATTGCGCGGCGGTTCTGATCACTGCCATACGCAACCTCCGAAGGTCAGCAACTGGTTGCTCTGGGCTTCGACGTCGGCAACAGGTGATTTGAGATCGTGATCACTTTCGCCGGTCGCGCTGCTGATGGCTTCACGGATGTGACTCACCAGCAGAGTGTCGCCCAGGCCGCCTTCGCGGTTATGCAGATCGCGCAGTTGCGCCTCAACGGCGGCGCGTACGGCCGTGGTGTCGGGCTTCAGGCTGAGTCGGTAGGTCACCGGCACTTGTACCGGCGGCAGCACACGCAACTCAGCGGTGACTGGCCGCAGAGGTTCGATGTAGGCCTGGACTTCAGCCAGTTGCTCGGGATTGGGGACGGGTTGTGCATCGTCGTCACGCATGATGTACAGACTGACAATGCCGGGACCGGGATAGCTGCCGCGACACCAGGCGCGGGTCACACCCGGGCATTCGAGCGCCCAGGTTTCGTAGTCTTGTGCCGAACCGCCGTGAGGAATTATCCGGTAAGAACGAATCACCCGGGACCGCAGGGACTCCAGACTTTCCCGAGCGATTCCGCCGGTCAACCCCGGCGCCAGCACCGTGAAGCTGTTGCCGATAATGCCCAGAATCGGCTGCACCGGAATCAGCGTCATGCCGGCGTCGGCATTCCCGAGGCTGCCGGCGTCGAGAGCGGCGATGGTGGTGCTGTTCAAGCCATTGCTGGTGGTGCGCGAAGCGGTCACTTTGTAGGTGCGACCGTCGTTCGATTGCAGCAGCGTATCGACATCCAGCACAGCGCCAGCGCTGGCGGTAAAGCTGACGCTGCCACTGGCCGATTGTGCGGCTTTGCGCGGCTGGTTCAGACGCAGTGCGGCGATCCTTTCCAGGGTCGACTCATCGGCCTTGTCCGGGAGGATCTGCTCGGCGATCCAGTTCAGATAGCCATACAGGCCATAGGCGGCGCCACCGAGGGTACGGGCCAGCACTTGCGCATCGGACTGGCGCAGCGAATCGCTGGCCAGGTCGCTTTGGGTGCGTTTGATCAGCACCGGCAGCGAAGGGGTTTCAAACGGCATAGATCACCTGCCAACTGTTATCAGGATTGATGTCCAGACGCTCGC